CGTGCAGCACACTCGACTTCGGCGCCGTCTGCTTTACAGCGAGCACCGGCAGGACATCGTTGAGCGCATCTATCGCAGCCTGGGAGGCGAGCGGGGCGACGCATGGGGCGAGCCTGACCTCACCGCAAACCCGTTTTTGCAGGTCTGGCAGCAGGCGGCGCAGCTCTACACGCGCGAGCCCGACGTCATGGGCGCCGAGGGCAGCGCCGGGTTGCTCGAGGCCATGACGGACGCGGGCACGTGGTCGCTGATGCAGCGAGTGCAGCGCGACGCGCTCGCCTTGCGCGAAATGCTCATGCGGGTCGACGTCATCGACGGTCGGCTTGTGCTCAAGCCGGTCTTTCCCGACATGGTCGAGGCGCGCTGTTCGTCGAGCACTCCCAACGTGCCGGAGGCCATCAGCGAGCTCGTCGAGTGGCAGCCTAACCGCTGGGTCCGCATCGTCACCGACCTGGGCGACGCTGAGACGGGCGTGCCGCCCTGCTACTACGCAGTCGAGGCCGACAGCCAAGGCCGCGACGTGTCCGAGGAGGTGCTAGGGCACCCCAAGCTTGAGGGCGACGCTTACCCGTTCGTCGACGGCGACGGCGTGCCGTTCCTCAACTACGTGGTCTATCACGCCAGCGAGACGGGCTATCTCTGGGACTGGCGCACGCTGTCCGAGATTGTCGAGGGCTCGCTCAACATCGGCGTGTTGCTGACCTTCTACCAGCACATGGTTCGCAATGCGTCATGGCCGCAGCGCTACACGGTCAACCTGACGCCCGAGGGCCCCGAGGTCTATCACCGGGGCGACGGTCAAAACGCGCGCCGCACGATGCTCGTCGACCCTGCCGTCGTGCTGACGTTCCATCAGCAGGAGGAGACCGGCCAGCCGATGGTTGGTCAGTGGTCGTCGGCGGGCGACCCCGAGGCCGTGTTGCGGTCGGTCAGCATGTACGAGCGGCGCATTTTGCTGCTTGCCGGTCTACAGCCTCCCGACGTCGCCAGGCAGGAAGCCGACGTGCGCTCGGGCTACTCGCTTGCCGTGCAGCGCGACAGTCAACGGGAAGCTCAGCGCCTGTATGAGCCGATGTTCCGACGCGCCGACCTCGAGCTGCTGCGCGTATGCGCCGCCATGCTCAACGCACTCACGGGCACCGACTACCCTGAGACGGGCTACAGAATCAATTACCGGGGGCTGCCGCCGTCGCCCGTCGAAGAGCAAGCCGAGCGTGAGCACGTGCTCGAGCTCGTCGCCGCCGGCTTCCTGCACCCGGTCGAGGCTTACATGCGCTTGCACCCTGGGACCACGCAGGAGGATGCCGAGCGGAAACTGCAAGAAATTGCAACGGCACGCCGCGCGCTGTCGGCATAGGGGATTAGATGAGCGAAGAGCAGGAGCAGGAGCAGGCCGGCAGGACCGTGCCGTATGCGCGTTTTCAGGAGGTAGTTGCAAGGCGCAACGAAGCCGAGACGCGCATTGCCGACCTTGAGGCGCAGTTGCAGGCAGCAAGCGAGCGAGGCGCGACCGCCGACACGCTAGCGGCGACCATTGCCGAGCTCAAAGCCAGCCATAAGGGCAAGCTCGCAGAGCTACAGGAGGCGCTTGGCTTGTCGCGCGCCGGCCTTAACGACCCCGAGGGCGTCGCCGTCGCTCGCGCGCTGTACGGAGCCCAGCCGGAGGACGGCAGGCCCGGCTCGCTGCTCGACTACATCGCGCAATTTCAGGCCGGAGGCGAGGACGCGCCCGCGCCGCCTCCCGGTCTCGCGCCTTACTTGCAGGGTGCAAGCAAAGCAGCGGCAGCGCCTGCGAGCGAGCAAGCCGACAAGCCTGCCGGCGACCTCGAGCGCCTGCGCGCCTATGGGTCGCCGCGTCGTCGCAACGGCAGCGCACCGGCAGCGCCTGACGTCAACATCGCAGCCATTCGCGAGGCTCGCGCACGCTTTACGAGCAACCCGAGCGCAGAGAACGCCGCAGCGCTCAAGGCATTGCTTCGCGGTGCGTAGCATTCTGGGTTGACTGTTTGCGCGTGCGTAGTAATCCTATTCGCGCCCGTGTCGGGTTCGGCTCCCGTTAACGCCGTAGAGAGGGCAGCTCAAACCATCCTTTCTACGTCCAGGAGACGACCGTGACCCAGATTCTCTACTCGAACCTTACCGACCAGATTACGAGCGAAGTCCTGACGGGCGAGTTCCTGCTCGCGCTCGCTGACCGCTCCGCGCTGCCCAACCATCCCGCGCTGCTCCAGTTGCCCGACATCAACGGCGGCGGGTCGGCGGTGCTCAAGACCCCGCAGGTTGGGCTCATGGGCTACGACAAGATGACGACGCCCGTTAGCGAGGCTGCGACCATCGCCACCAGCACGCTGGTTGACGCATCGGCAACCGTTACGGTCGAGCGCTACAGCAAGCGCTACGAAGCAAGCGACCTGGCGCGCGTGGTCGACGCCCACGGCATCCTCAACGCTGAGATGATGGCGATGGATGCGGTCGCCACCTACTCCGCGACCCTGCGCGACCTCGTCGCCAACCTTGTCGATAACTTCTCCACGACCGTGGGCGCCAGCGGTGTCGACGCCAGCATCGAGGACGTGCTCGACGCCATCGCGGCGCTGGAAATCGCCGCCGTCGAGGGCCCGTACCTCGCCGTCATCCACCCCCGGCAGTGGCACGACATCGTCAAGGATGCGGCGCTCAACAGCGGCGGCGCGGTGCAGTTCGCGCAGAGCTCGCAGGCCATGCTCGAGACCATGAAGGGTCTCGGCTACAAGGGCTCGCTGCTCGGCTGCGACTGGTTCACGACGCTCGACGTGCCGACCGCCAACGCTGGCGCCGACCGTGCCGGCGGCATCTTCGGACGCGGTGCTATCGCCTGGGCCCAGGGCCCCATCGTCGCGGACCCGGACCTGCCGCAGGTCAACATCGGGCCCGTCCTGCTCGAGAAGGACCGCGAGGCCGCCGACGCGACCACCGGGTTCCTCATGCACGTCAACCTCGGCGCGGGCGAGCAGATTGACGCCGCCGGCGTCAGCATCATCACCGACGCCTAATCGGTGACGACTAGGAGCTAAGCAGTTGCCGTCGACAGCATTCGACTCTGTAGCCACCCCATCAGCAGCACCTTCGGGCGCTGTCGGCGGCGCTGCTTTCCTCCCCGGTGTTGACACCGATATGGGCCCATCGCGGGCCCCTCGCATCCCCAAGCGGGCTGCATTTTTGTACTTCGCGCACCCTGAGCGCTGGCAAATCCTTGACGGCGAGGTGCTGCCCATGCTCGGCAAGCTCAAGTTGCAGCCCGGCGTCATGGGCGTGCAGCGAGGCCGCGAGCGCGGAGCCGTCAACCTGCGCCTCGCGCGGGTAGCCTGCGAAGAGCGCGGGCGAACCATCATTCCCGTCTCTAGCGTGCCCGATGCGCACGTGGCACCAGGCGAGCCGGCGAGCTACCTGCGCACGGTCGACACGGTCGGCGGCGCGGTTGTGCTGTCCCGGTACGAGCAAGCCTTCGCCGGCAGCAGCGCGACGAAGTGCGACCGGCCACGGTGGGTCGAATTCTTGCGGCATCAGGTCGAGTCGGGCGTGGTTGCTCCTGCACCGACCTGGGTACTTGAGCGCATGCGCGACGCACGCCGCAAGACGCTTGAGCGCATGGAGGCCAACGGCAGCACGAACAAGACGAAGTCGGAGCGCCTTCAGGCTGAAATCGACGTGCTCGACGGCGTACTTGCGTCGCGCATGGAAACGGTCCAGCCGGTCGGCGGCTCGTCGGCGCTGCCGTCGGTGGAGGGCTAGCCGTGCCGTATAACAAGCTCGACGATGTGCGCCGCAGCCTGCGCGACAAGCTGCACAAGGACACCAAGTACGACCAGACCACGCGCGAGCGTATGGTCGAGCGAGCAGTGCGACGCGCTGCCGACCAGATTGAAAAGCAAGTGAAGCGGGGCGAGCGCTCCGGCACATAACACGGGCCGCATGTAGTCGCCCGATGGAGAGGTGAGACAATGAGCGGAGTGAAACCCTTCCGTATCCGTCCTGGGCACGTTCAGCTCGACAGCGACGGCGAAGAGCAAAAGTTCATCGGGCTCGAGCTCGACCTCGAGGTCGGCGCCGAGGCTGCCAACGTCATCGAGGCCAACGTGTTTCTGGTCGACGCCGCCGGTAACGACATTGCGCGCCAGTGGACCGGCCTGTTCCAGCTTTACGACGGCGACCTCGACCACCCCAACCCGGCGACCGATTTTGAAATGGACGTCACGACTGGAACCGGCATCACCGCCGGCACCAAGTCGGGAATGCTCATTCAGAGCAACGCAGCGGGCGAGGCGACCATCGACATTACCGACGTGGCCGGCGCATCCGGCGCGACCATCTACTTGGTGGTCCAAGTCGTCGACGGCGCCAACGCCGCGACCGCTTACAGCGCTATTACCTTCGACTAGTGGCTGACTTCCGGCCATACGCCGAGGCCCGCTTGCGGGCTAAAGCGGCAAGCATCGAGGATGCCGCAGCGCGGCGGGCAGCGGGCGACCGCGACTTTCAGCCCGTCGCGCTGGGGTCGGTGCGTTTCTACGAGGCAGGCAAGGCGCCTGCGCGTAGGCTGACGGCGAAGTATGCCAACGGCTACAAGCTTGTCATCCACGAGCACGACCTGCGGGTCGTCATCGCAGAAAGGCCGGAGTAATGGCGCGAGTCGAATACCAGGCCCGCATCCTGCCGGGCTCCGGCTACATCGAGAAAACGCGCCCGACTGAGCTGTCGCTCGGCATGTACTCGGGCGGTGCGCTCGTCGCGCCGTCGTCGGGCGTGGTCAGCATCTACAACGTCGCAGGCAATGCGGTCGTCACCAATGCGTCGGTGACCATCACGGGCAGCCGCGCCTACTACACGACGAGCGAGGCCGACTTTGTCACGGAGTCGCTGGGCACCGGCTGGCGCATTGAGTGGCTGCTCACGATGCCGGACGGCTTCGACCACCTTGTGCGGCAAGACGCGAGCTGCGTGCGCGTGCGCTTGCCTATCCCTATCTCGCACGTCGACCTCCTCGCCCGGCACTCCGACATCGACGACCAGGGGATAACGGACTTCGATTCCTACCTCGACGAAGCGCACTACGAAATCGTCGCGCGCCTCGAGGCTCGCGGCCGGCGCCCGTATCTCGTGATGGACCCGGCAGCGCTGCGCATGGTCTACCTCTACACGACGCTCGCCATTGTCGCGGGCGACTTCGCCGGCTCCGGCGCGCAGGACAATACCTGGCGCTATGAGGAGGAGAAGTACCGAGGGCTAACGCGCGAGGCGTGGTCAGAAGTCACCTTCGACTACGACGAGGACGACGACGGCAAGTCGTCGGGCGAGCGTCGCCGCGCGTCCATCGCGTCGCTATGGCTGGGAGGCTCGCGACGTGGCGCGTAGTTTTGCCGAGGTGCGCGACGACATCAGCCAGCGCGTCGCCGGCCTGTCGGGCTGGGTCGTGGTCGATGTGCCGGCCGACCTGTTTTCTGCCGATGTGGTGCCCGACGCCGTGCCGTCAGCGCCGCAGCGCACACCGTTCGCGGTAGGTATCGCAACCTCGACGCCGGTCGATGCCCTAAGCCGGCAGCGTGTCGCCGGGCAGCACGTGCTCTCCGAGGTGACGGTGCGCTTTCTGGCGCCGGTCAAGGCGAAAGCAAAGCTCGCCAGCGTCGACGCCGGGCTCGACGCCGAGCTCGCGCTCATCAATCGCCTCGTCGACCGCTCCGGGTCATGGCCCGTGTATTTCAATGCGCCGACCTGGGTGCGCTCGTCGCGCGCGTCGGCTTCTTCTGGTAACTGGCGGACTCACGAAGTCGTGTTTTCCGTCGTGCATCTAATCGATAACGCATAGGGGGCCGTCATGGCGCTTATCTCTGTACCGTTTATGCCGGCCGACGGCACCATTACCATCGAGGACGCGACGGGTACGCCCATCAGCCTCACCGTGCAGTACGAGGCCGGCGACCTGAGCATCGACGGCTTCGCCCAGGACAACAAGACGGTGATTCCCCTGTATGACCGGGGCACCATCTTTGGTTTGCGCAAGGAGCAGGACGAGCCGGTTACGTTCTCGTTCTCGGCCATCGCGACCGACATCACCGACGCGACCGAGAAGACCATCATCGATGCGTTTGCCAAGTCCGGCGCGTTTGCCTCCGGCGTGTCGACGCTGGGCGCCAACGCTGACGTGTGGGCGGTCAAGCTGATTTGGACCGGCGAGCAGACCGATTTCGGCGCAGGCGCTGACTCGACCATCACGCTCGACTACTGCGTCGCCAAGGTCGCGTTTCAGGAGGGCGCCCCTGCGCAGTTCAACGTTTCGGGGACGGCCTACCCGATTAACGGCTCCGGCATCTCGTACGCCTGATGGCTGACTTTCCCGAGACCGTCGCCATCCTGGGCGCGCGACACGTGACGAGCCTTCCGAGCTTCGGCGTCCGCGAGGCGCTTGTCATTACGGCTGCGAAGTACGCAGAGGCCGACGTGGGAGACGTGCGCGTCTTGTGGGCTCTCGCGGCCGTCGTCGGCTGCTGCTGCGGTGTCGGCGCGAAAGCGGGCTCAACCCTGGCGCGCGACGGATACGACGTTTTGCGGTACGGAGAACGGGTTTACTCATACCTGCGCGAGCAGGGCGCGACGTCCGTCAACGTGGCAGACGCTGGGAACGAGCTGCTTGCCGCGCTGGCTGATGCGCTGATGCCAGGCAAGCAGGAGGTCGACGCTGCCGAGGGTTTTTGAGGCGCGCAGGGTGGGCACGTCGCGTCGCCCTGCGCTACTCGCTTCGATACGGTGCCGGCGACCTCGAGTGGTTCGACAAGTTGACGCGCGAGCAGCAAGCCGAGCTGTTAGCGCTTGAGCGGATAGAGCGGGAGGGTTGAGGCATGGCACGTCGCGTCTTTACCTCCGGCAACGTCACGGTCGAGCTATCCCGCGACATTGAGCGGTTTGTCGACGGCCTGCTTGCTAAGACCGAAACGGCAGCCGTGCGCGAGATGCGCGAGCTAGCCGAGGAGGTCGCCCGCGACGCTGAGGCGCAGTGGTATCAGGACGTCGAGTGGCGCACCGGCAAGTCAGGGCAAATGGAGGTCATCGAGCGCATCGACCTCGCAAGCGGCGAGGTGCGTTTCGCTGTCGGCTCGACCGACCCGCGCCGCAGCGGCGGCAAGCCGGTGCCCGTGTTCGTGCGCCGTCCCGGCCGCTTTTCGCTGCGCAAGGTGCAGACGACGCACGAAGGCTACTGGGCGACGCCTCCGGCCTTCCGTGCGAACTACCGCGCCATTCCCGGCCGCGACCGCCCAGGGCAGCGCGGGCCGTTCATCTACGAGCCCAACCCCAACGCCAGCGACGGCAAGGCGCTGCTCAACGAGCTTGTCAAAAAGCCGGTCAAGAAGCGCGTGAAGAAGCTTGCTGAGGACGTCGGCAAGCGCATTGCAAGGGGCGAGTGATGGCGAACGAAGTCGTCGGGATTGAAATCAAGGCAGAGCTTGCAGCGTTTCGCGCGCAGCTTGCCGACATTCCCAAAATCGGAGCGAAGGAAGCCCGCGCGCTGACCTCGCAGCTGGCGCGGGAGATTCGCAAGGCAGAGTCGGCCAGCAAGCGGGCAGCGGCGCAGTCAAAGAAGACTGCCGACGCCATCAAGAAACAGGGCAAGGCGAGCGCAGACGCCGCCGAGGACACCGGCAGCCTACAAAAGGCGCTGCTCAAGGCAGGTGCCGCCGCTGTCGGTATCGCGCTGACGATGGAAACCGCCAAGAAGGCGTTCGAGCTGACGCGCGATGCGGTCGCCGAGCTTGTCGGCGAGTCGGAGGGTGTCCGGTCGTTTGGTGACGAGTTCCGGGCCGTGCGCGATACGGTCATCGTGCCGCTTGCGGCGAGTGTCGAAGCAGTTGCAGGCGCGACCGCCGACATGCTCGAGGAGTTCCGCAACACGGGCGCGCTTGAGGAGTTCCAGCAGCGCGTGCGGTCGGTCGCTGTCGACATTGTCATCCCCGCGCTGGCAGCCATCGGCGTAAGTGTCGCCGAGGTCTCCGCACGATTTGAGCTCGTCGCCGACACGGCGGGCGTCGCATTCCAGCGGCTCAAGATTGCCGGGCTCGCAGTGACCGGGCAGTTCGCCGAGGCCGAGCAGGCTGTCGGCGAGTTGCAGACGATGCAGGCCAAGCTCGACCAGGCGACGGCCGAGTACACCGGCACGCTCGACACGGCGCGACAGGTTGCCGGGCAGTGGGTCGAAACGGTCACGGCAGATATCCGGCAGAGCACGGCTGCGCTCCAGGTGCGCAGCAATCAAATCCAGGCGGAAAAGCGCAACACCGATGCCGTCAAAGAAGGCGCCGAGGCCGTCAAGGTCGCCGAGCAGGTTAAGCGCGACGAGTACGAGCGCACCCTTAGCAAGCGCATCGAGGTCGCCGACGCTGAGCAGAGCATCACGTCGAGTCTCGCGTCGACGGCCATCGGCACGGCGCTCTCTGTTTCCGAGTCCATCATCGACGGCTTGCAGTCCGTCGCCCTTGCCAACGTCAAGGAAGCACGGCGCCGGGCTGAGATTGAGCTCGGCCTAGCCATCCTGCGCGGCGAGCTACAAGCGGCCGGAGCCTTCGGGACCACGCTCGCCACCTACGGCGGCACGCCGCAAGGCTTTGCCCTGGCAGCAGCGGCAGCGGCAGCGGTCGGCATTCAGAGCAAGGCAGCAGCGGCGGCAGGATTTGCGCAGGCTTCGCAGCAGTTCCACAGCGGCGGCGAGGTGCGCGGCGCGTCTCCCGCGTCCGAGGTGCCGGCGAGCCTGTCGCCAGGTGAGTTTGTACTCAATCGGCAGGCAGTCGCGGCGGTCGGGTCGGATATCCTCGGCGACCTAAACGCAGGGCAGGCTCGGCCTGCGTCGTCGGTCGGCGTGTTCGTCGTCGACCACAAGGTCGCCGGCGCGCTGACGTCAAAGGCCATGGACGACCCCGGCTCAAGACTGTCGCAGCGGCTTGTCGGTCTTGCGCCGGCTGTCGGAGGGTACGCACCCCATGGCTGAGAAACACATCGACCGTTACCAGGGGTTCGTGCTGCCCGTCGCTGAGTTCAGCGTCGATAAGCTCGCCGACAAGGGCGCAGGCGCGACCGATAGTGCGTACACGCAAGCAAACCCGCGCGCCGGAGTGCCTAGCCCGTCCAACGACGCCGGGCTCGTGTTGCAGGCTGCCGGCGACCAAGGCGCCGACGGACACCTTGAGTTCTACGCGCAGCAGGGCGGCATGACGTCGGCAGGCCGTGCCGGTTATGTCTGGCGCGACGTTGCGGCAGGCGACAGCTCGTCGGAGTACATGGGGCAGGACTCGCCCAACCTCATCACTGGGCTTGACGTCCCCTGGTACACGACCTCCCAGACTTTGTACTACCGGCCGCGACCGCAGCCCTTGACGCTCGCCAGCGGCGCGGTCTTGTCGGCGCTTACGCAGATTAAGAGCAGCGGCGCGCTCAAGCTCGGCACGTACTCGCCGAGCACCGGCACGTGGTCAGACGCGAATTTCACGCCGGACCGCGTCAAGGACGCCGACGGCAACGTCTACGAGCAGCACGGGCCCGCCCTGGTACAACGCGCCGACGACGTCGTCGTGCTCATCATGGGCAGTCCGAGCGGCGACAACGTCGACGTCTACACGAGCAGCGACGACGGGGCGACGTGGTCGGCCTGCGCATACAACGCGCTGGCGACACGGCTGCCGACCGACAACATCGCCGAGCTGAGCGCAGCCGTTGACCTCGTCAGCGGCGATGTCGTGCTGTTTGTGCATTACGAGGACAGCAGCAGCAACCCCAACCTCGCCCAATACGTCAGCTACGACGGCGGCGCCAGTTTCGAGCTCGTGCAAGCTGACTACAGGACGGCGACCACCTACGACGCGACGCGGGTCGACGTGGTCGCGCTGCCCGGCGGCGGGTTCGTGTTTGGCATGTGCGACGACAACGGCTCGACGTCGCAGACCTACGTGGCTCGGCTGTCGTCGGCGTCCTATGACGGCTCGACGCTGGCTTTCGTCAGCCCTGCCGGCGCCGGCGCTCCGAGCGGCACCATTACGGCGCGCGGCTTTGCCCTGCTCGTTAGCGGCCCGCGCGTACTCGCGTACATGGACCAAAGCGCAAGCGTGCCGCAGCTCGCCGTCTACTTCTCCGACGACGCGGGCGCAACCTGGCAGCAAATGCACGGCGCTTGGGCGACGACGACGGGCGGGCACTCGACAGGCGGCTACCTGCACACGTGGGGCGTCGCCGAGACCGAGGGCAAGGTCGTACTCGTCACGCGCTGGTCAAGCACGAGCGACACGCACGACCCCTACTCGACGGCGGCGCTGTACTTGGGAGGCCATAGCCGGCACACGATGCCCAGCGGCAACGAGGCGACCGGCACGTTTGACGCCGAGACCTACGCCTTCGATTCATACATCGGCTGGGACCGGACGCGCGGCATCGATGCGGGCGCGTACCTCGTCATCGGGGCGCCTACCTCGATGGGCTGGACTGCGACAGGCGCGGGCACCGGCTCTATCAGCACGGCGCAATGGGACATCACGACGGCAGCCGGGCAGACCCTGTACTACGAGCGAGCGTTTACCAGCGCAGGCGGCAGCGACGGCCCGCTCGGCGACGGCCCGCGCGCGGCTGTCTACGAGGTCGAGGTCGAGATTGACGCCGCGACCGGAAACAACCTCACCGACCAAATCTCGCTGGCTGCGCGCTTTTCCGACTCCAACGGGGCGACGGCGTCGTTTGTGTACGAGCTTGAGCTGCGCATGGACTCAGGCGGCTACCGGCTATACGACACGGTCGCCGGTGCAGCCATCAACGCAATTGAGCAATCGGTCGACCTGACGGCAAAGACGCGCATCCGGGTTGCGGTCGACATGCACGGCAACGTCAAGACGTGGTTTGCGGTGCCAGGGCACACGCGCGCGTGGGCTGAGGGTATCGGCAGCACGACCCAGCTACAGGACGACAGCGGCACCAACCCCGGCAACACCAACCTTATCGAGTGGGGGCACCGTGGCGCTTTTGCGGGCTCGTCCAGGTGGTCGTTTGTGGGATACAACCATTGCGCGCTGCGCTGGGGACCGATTAGCGACAACCCGCTCGGCGCAGCATGGAGCAACCCCGACGACCTTAGGCAGCGGGAGCTCGGCGGCGAGTTCGAGTCGGTAACCGATGGGCTCAAGGTGCGCGGCGTCAGTGGCGCAGCGTGTCGCGGCGACACGTGGCAGGTAGAAGCGGACTACGAGTATCCGGTCGACAACCTGCTCGTGTACGACGAGCCGCAGCCAGAGGCCAACTGGCGCGCGATTGGCGAGACCGAGGCCAAGTTCGTGTTTGGCCTCGAGGCGCACGGGTCGACGTCCTACATGACGAGCCGCACGCTCGCGTGCTTTGCGCTCGGCGCGAACTTCAAGACGTTCTACCTAGAAGGCTACGACGGGGCGACCTGGCAGCAGCTCGGCGAGGGCGACGCATCGGCAGGCTTTACGGGCATGACCTACGCGCGCAGCGGCAGCAAGGTTTATCCGGGCTCCGGCTCGTTTACCGTCGAGAACTACATCTTCCGAGGCGCGCACGTCGGCGACACGGTCGACCTGGGCAGCAGCAAGCTCCGCAAGCTGACAGCGAACACAGAAGGCACGTGGACCAACGGCACGGCGCACAAGCCGGTGCTGACCATCGACGGCTTCGACGGCACAGAGCCGGCAAGCGGCACGGCGACGCTGTGGGCCCGCGACTACGGCGTGGTCGTGCATGACCGGACTGACACCTACGAGTTGTATCGGATTCGAGTGCCGGCGCAGTCGACCGCTGACGGCGCGTTTCGGGGCAAGTTCGTGCTCGGCCCGGTCGTCGCCTTTGGTCACCAGTACGACCGAGGGTGGGCCGTGCGCAAGGAGCGGCAGTACACCGACACGGCGCTACGCTCCGGTCGTCGCCGTCGCACAAAGCTCGGCAAGGTGCGGCGCGTCTACGAGGTCGCGTGGGTGTCGACGGCTGTCGATGCCTCGCGCGCATACCTCGACCAGACGAGCGAGCTGCCCAACTACATCGTGCCCGGCGCTAGCGAGCCGGGAGCTACGCCACACGACACGCTTTCGGTCGTCGAGGGCGTCGTCGAGGAGCTTGAGGGCCGGCCGGCGCTGTACCTGCGCAACGTCGAATCAGGGCACGCGACGCAGCAACTGACGCGGCGCGAGGCCTTCGCCCTGGTACGCATCACGACAAACCCGCACCGCGACAACGTGCTCGGCGACGAGGTCGACACGCCGCTTGACCGGCTTAACGTCATGCGTCTCGAGGAGGTCTAGCCGGTGTTCCTGCCGTCCGACCATCGAGGCCGCGCGCGTCGGTTTCTGCTTGACCTCAACTGGGGCGGCTACGTCTACCACCTAGGCACCGACGACGCGGTATTCGTCGACGACGACGGCAGCGAAACGCGATACACCGGGGCGCTCGAGGTCGAGGACGTGCCGCTGGAGGTCGCCGTGCGCAATGCCGACGCGCCAGCGCTGACCGTGCCGGCCGTCATTCACTTCGACGGCGTCGCCGACGTGCCGCTGCGTATCTCCCAGGGGCACGACCTGGGCGCAGCACTCTGCAAGCTCTACGTGTGGCTTGAGGGCACGAGCAAGCGTGTGCTGCTGCTCGACGGGCAGGTGCTCGACCCGCTATGGGGCGCAGCGCACGAGCCGGTGTCGCTGTCGCTGCTCGACACTCGACGCGAAAACGCGCAGCGCTTTCCTCCGCTTGACGCGCGCGTCTCTCCGGCGACGTGGTCGGGCATGTACGGCAGCAGCGTGGAGCAGTTTTATCCCTGGGTCATCGGCAAGCCGGGCGACAATGCGACGGGCGCGTGGGGCGCTCCTGCGCTCGTCGTCGAGACCGTGCTTAAGGTGACGACGTCAAATCGGTACATCGACTTCAACGAGGGCGCAGGCGAGGTCACTGCGACTCTGGGCGTCGGCAGTTACAGCCCGGCCGAGCTTGCCGCCGAGGTCGTCGCCGAAATGGACAGCGCAGGCGCCGACACCTACACGGCGACCATCGAGGCCGGCACGGGCCTGTGGACCATCGCCAGCGCATCGGGCGGCACGTTCAGGCTGCTTTGGTCGACCGGAACGAACGCAGCAAACACGGCGGGCGCGCTGCTGGGCGCTGACACGTCGAGCGACACGGGCAGCGACAGCTCGCACACGTTTACCAGCCGGGCGAACGGCAGCGCGCGGCGCCTGCTCATTGCCGGGCACGAGGTCGCCGAGGCTGCCGTCGAGGTCATCAACACGCAGGATGACAGCGAGGAGGCCTTTAACGTCGTTAGCGTCGACGACGGCACCGGGCGCACGGTCGCGACGGTCGACATCGACAGCGCATCGACGCTCGGCGTGTCTGTGAGCGGCTCTTACTTCGCCCGCATTAACGGGCAGGGCGGGCTTGAGTACCGGGGCGCGCTGCTCGAGGGCGCCGGCGACGTTATCGCCTGGGCATACGACCAAACCGATGTGCCGGTCAATCGCGGCAGCCTGCAAGCCATTGCGCCAGCGCTCAATACGTACAAGCTCGCCGGCTACATCATGGCGGCGCCTAACGAGCGGGTCGACCTCGTCGCCTGGCTGCGAACGCACGTGTTTCCACTTCTGCCGGTCAGCCTGTACGACGGCCCGCAGGGCGTCGAGTTCGTGCTGTGGCGGTGGGGCGCAAAGGCTTCCGACGCGGTCGCGCAACTCGTCGAAGGCGACAACGCCGAGCGCTCCGGGCGCATGGAGTACGGGCCGCGCGCTGCAATTCGTAACGAGTTTCGCTTCGATTACGCGCTCGACGCCAACGGGCGCAAGCCGACACGGCGCGAGGTCGTCACGGGCGACCGGCTCGCCGAGGGCACCTTTTCGCGCATTTGCTCAGAGTCGCGCACGTTGTACGGGGCGCAGCCCTGGGAGTCGTCGAGCGCCTACGTATACGACCCGGTCACGGCGGCGCGCATCGTGCGCAACTACGTTGCCGAGCTGACGCCGCGTCACGTGCTCGGCCAGTACGTCGTGCCGGAGTACATCGGCGCGCACCTACGGCGGGGCGACGTCGTCGAGGTCACGGACGCCGAGCTGCACATCAGCGAGCGCTTGTTTTTCATCACGTCGACCCCGGTCGACGAGGGCGAGTTCGTGCGATTGGGTTTGCGCTCGCTTAACTAATGCCGCAGCGCCTTGACGGCTGTAGACTGCGCGCGAACTGGAGGGCTGACGGATGGCCACTGTAAATGTAGCCGGCTCGTACGAGGCGGCATCCCTGGGTACCAGCTACGTCGACGATTACGTGATGCACGCTGACAGCGAGGTCGTGTTCTGGGAAGAAACCGGCGCCGCCTACGTCGTCGAGATGAACATCACCGGCCAGGGCGGCAGCAGTAGCGTCGTCGAGCTCGAGGTCGCAGCGGATAGCAACCCGTTTGCGCTCGTGGTCAACGATGCGAAGGATTACTCGTTCCGGTTCAAGGCCGACGCGGGCACCGTCGACATTCACATGATTGCCAACTAGCCGTGTCCGGCTTCCTCAACCTCAAGCCGGCGGCTGCTGCGGCGTCGACCTTCACGGTCACGTGGGATTGCAGCGACGCAGCCTCGTTGCCGACGGCAGACTGGAAGACGACGGACCCGAGCACGGTTAACGGCGTCGTGATGACGAGTCACAACGACTCCGGCACCGATGTCGTCGAGCTCGACGGGTCTACCGGGCTGGTGATGCGGACGGCTGATACCACGCGGTCGCTGCCGTATAACAACGCTTACCCGGCGACGATGCTGCTTGCCGACATCCAGGCCAGCGTCGGCGGCTCGTGGGACCGATACACAGACCGGCTTTTCTTTCAGGCCCGGCTAAACGGCACGACCGCAAGCCCGCAGGGCGCCGGCATCGTCGTTGCGGAAAACGCGACGCCGCTCGACATCGACGCCATTTTCTACGGCACGGCCAACGGCTCGCTTCAGTACCAAAGCGAGGGCACGGTAAGCCGCAGCAACGGCATTACGGTGCCGTCTGACTTGCTGCTCGAGGTCATCCTCGGACAGTGGGGGATGGTTCGGTGGCGCATGGTTGCATGGCCCGGCTCATGGCCGGACCCGGACACGTTCACGCCGCTCGGGGTGACCAACGGCTACGTCATCGAGGGCACGGGCTCCCCGGTCAAGACGCTCGCGGCGACCAAATGGGTGCCGGGTACGGCGGCTTGGGGGTTCTGTGTCTGGCATAACAGCGCAGGCGCGGGCCAGTTTACTCAGACCGTCAAGGGCTGGCGCTGCGGCAAGTTCTAGGAGCGGGCATGACTCTTTCGCAAGCAATGGCACGGTGCGGAGGCTGGGACATTGACCCGGCATCGGGCGGCGTGGTCGTCGTCGACGGCGTCGATGTGCATGTGTCTGACCCTGGCGCGGGCTGGGTTATCGCGCCCAGTCCTGCCGGCCCAGAGCCGAGCGCAGACCAGAAAGCGGCAGCGCTGGTTATCTGCCGCGAGTGGCTGCCCTAGCGCTATGTCTGACGAGCTGATTGGCCTAGTACGCGAGACGCTTGCGGAGACGCGCAGCCTACGAGCTGACGTCGACGCGACGACGCAGAGCGTTGCCAACCTGCGCGCCGAGGTCGACGCGAGGCTCGACGAGCTGCGGCGCATCGTGACCGTCGAGCAGCCTGCGCCAATATCGGCGCGGTCATGGCCGGACGTCGTGAGCGAGGCGCTAGGCCAAAAGCTCGTGCAGTACGCCATCATCATCGTCGCGATGGGCCTAGCGGGCGTCAGCGCTGCTGAGCTTCGCGGCGCCATCCTGGGCGACGTTCAGGCCGAGGCCGAGGCCGACGCGGCGCCAGAGCCGGAGCCGGAGCAATGACCGAGGCACGCATCGACAAAATCGTGTTGCACCACGCAGCGGCGCCCAGGTCGACGACGGTCGAGGACATCAAGCGGTGGCACATCGAAAAGGGCTGGCGCGACATTGGGTATCACTGGCTGTTGACCGACGCGCCTGACAGCACGGTCGGACCCCAAATGCACATCGGGCGCGCGCACAACCTCGACGAGCGCTGGGAGCCCTGGGAGCGCGGAGCGCACGCTAAGGGGCACAACTCGCATACCATGGGCGTTTGCCTCGTCGCTAATCACAGCATCGAGCCGCCCAGCAAGGCCGCGCTCGACCTCCTGCACGGCTGGCTCGTCGCGTTTTGTCTGACGCTGCGCTTGGGCCCCGACGACATCGTCGGACACCGGGAGCTCGAGGGCGCCGCGACGGAATGCCCCGGCGGGCTCGTCGACCTAGACGCCATCCGGCAGCGCGTGCGCGCCGCCATGGCGGGAGAGGACTAGATGGAAAAGCTACGCAGCCGCAAGTTTTGGCTCGCACTGCTCGGCGCGCTGGCGCCGTACGTGTTTCAGGCCATCACGGGCGAGATTGACGCGGAGAAGGCTTACCAGGCGAGCGCCGCCATCATCGGCAGCTACCTGTTTGGGCAGTCCTACGTCGACGGACAGAAGGAGAGCAAGACCGATGCGCCTTCCCAAGACTGAGCGAAAGGTCATCGCCCGCACGGCTGCCGAGGTCGTCGACTTCGCCGCCGACAAGGCGCCGCACCTTGCCGGGCGTCGTCGGTTTGCCATCGCGCGGGCCGAGGGCATGCGCCGCCTCAAGGCATCGGGCATGCCGCAGGAGCTCGCGCGGACCATGGCGCCGCACATCCAGCCTGACCCGGTCGACGTGGACGACGACGACGACGAGCGCGAGCTTTCGCAGGACGAGCGGGCCCTGCTCGACGCGGGCAAGGGTGCTGCGGGCGCTGCCGTCGGCATGGTCGCTGACGCCGCCGAGGACGCGACCGGCTGCAAGTGTGACCGGCAGATTCTCGCCCTAGTGCGTGCGTTGCTCGAGTCGGGCATCGAGGCCGCAGTCACAGCGGCGACGCGCTAAGACGCAGCCCGGCGGGCCGGCTATGACCGATGACACCTTGACCATCGCGGCCGACGCTGCCGAGCAAGCCGTGCGACAGCATCGGGCGCAAGGTCCTGTCGGGTTGCTCGCCAAGGTCGACAAGACGACTGCAACGGCGCTGCTCGCCTGTGTGGCGGCTTTGACGACGCAGGCCGACCGCTGGGTTGCCGGCATGGTTCACGACGACCAGACGGCGATTGCGCGCGCCGTAGACGCTCGCATCGAGTTGCGAGCCGGCGAGCTATGCGAGGCCCAGGTCAGCGAGCTGCGCGGAGAGGTCGAGGACGCCGCAGCGAAACCGCCGACGATTGCGGACCTTGCCGACAAGCAGCGCGACGACCGGGCGCGGATTTACGTGCTCGAGCGCATCCTCGACGTGGGCGAGTACCAGCGGAACCGGGAGCGCTAGACGTCAGCGACGAGCAGCGCCAAGCCGAGCGCCTGCCACGCATGCCCGGCGACACCGTAAAGCGGGCCGGGCTCTTTCTTCGTACCCTGCGCGGCTTTCCGGTCGCCGCCGTGTAGCTCGATGCACCGGGCGCGCACCTGGGCGTCCTTGTTGGCGCCCACAACGTCTAGGTGCCGGCAGACCTCGCGCCGGTAGTGCCAGCGTGTCGCGTGCCCTGCCGAGTCTGCCGCCTCAAGGAAGCGCGCCGACCATTCACACGTGAGCATGACGTCATTGCCGGCGATGCCCTGCGCCTGTACGCGCTCGACGGCGATGGTGAACAACCCGCGCCAGCCGTCCGAGCTCGGCGTTAGGTCCATGACGACGGCAGCGAAGCCGGGCGCGCTGGAGCGACAGAGTGCAAGCGCGTGCTTGTTGTCGAGGTCCTTACACGACCAAATGACGCGCCGGCTGCTGCTTTCGTAGAGGCAGGCGCCGCTTGTGCGCGTGCCGGGGTCTAGCGCCAGTATCAGCACGACACGACCTCGACAAACTCGCCGCAGGCCATGCGGCCGCGCGCGGTCCCCAGCTCGGCGCGACCATCCGGCCACACAATCAGCACCTCATTGGTACTGCTGTAGCGCTTCGCGACAGTGCCGACGAAGTAACCGAGGCGCACGCGCTGCCCGACCTTCAAGCGAGGGTGCGGCTTTTTGCTCGTGGGAAACTTTTTAACGTCGAAACCCATCGAGCGGGCGCGACTGGCGCGACGGCTTGCCGAATTTGGCTTGATTCCAAAGGCCTGCGCTACCTCCGCAACGCTGCCCGCCCTGTTCCATGCGTCGACAAAGGCCCGTTGACGAGCAGCGCGCTCACAGTCGCCTTGATGTGTGCCGCCCATTAGAACGGAATGTCATCGTCGTCAGCGTAGGGCTTCGCGTTGCGCTCCGGCCTGCGCTCGTAGCCCCCGTCGTCTCGGCTGCGCCGCTTGAAGGGCCCGTCGAGCCGCTGCGCGTTGAGCTCGAGGGTGTAGCGCGTCTGACCGTCGCGGCCCTGCCACTCATCGACGCTCGCCTCGCCAGCGACCGTCACCATGTCGCCCTTACGCAGCGCGCCCAGGGCGTACTCGCCCGTCTTGCCCCACACCTTGACGCGCCACCATGCGGTCTTTTTGCGCTCGCCGTAGCCGGTCGAGTCAGCGAGCCGCAGCTCGACAGGTCCGGCGCCGGGGTTGCGCTGCTCCGGGTCTGCGCCCAGGTTGCCGCTTACTACGATTGTGTTGCTCATCGGATGGTCACTCCCTGTGTGTGTTCGATGTAGACGCCGTCGGGGGCGTCGTCGGGGTTTGCTTTCACGTGCTTGGTCAGCGCTCGCCGGTCGAGCTTCGGCACGAGCTCGACGAACTGGGCAGGCCACTGCGCCGGGTCATCAGGCACCACGAGCCGGGTGCGCTTCGTCGTGTAGATGGTCCCGGCGTCGGTGCGCAAGTTCGCGCGGTCGTCGGCCAGGTACTGCCGATGCGCGTCGAGCAGACGCGGGGCGAGGTCGCGCTTGATGCGCTCGACGGTGCGATTGACGCGCGCCCGGCGTGCCTTGATTTGCTCTTCTGCCGCTTTCAGCCGCTGCGCAGTCGCCTCCGCAGCGCGCAGGACGTGAATCGCGCGCTCGGCCTTCGCCGGGATGGACTCCCCGAGCGCCTCCAGGGCGTCGTTAATGCGCTCGACGTAGACCTCTGCCCGTCGCTGGTCTTCCGGCGTGTCGTCGAGCAAGTCGATGCGCGTCTCGAGGTCTTCGATGTAAGCGAGGGCCGACTCAATCTGCCCTGTGGTCAAGATGTGCAGCTCTGACACGGCTATTCCTTCGCCAGTGCGTTCAGAATGACCTTGCACGCTTCGACGTCCTGCAACGCCTCGCGCAACGGCATGTCGACCGTCTCGCGCACCATGCGCTCGGCGTCCTCGACGTCGGCGCCAAACACGGCGCGGAGCTTGTCACGTGCCGCCTGGATGGCGAGGTGCTGCGCCGGCTTGCTCGGCTGTCGGCTTGCCTGTCGCGGCTTTGCTGGCCCGCTTGCCTGGCCGTCGTCGTCTTCCTGCGCGACTCCCGCAATGGCGGCGAGTGCGTAGCGTCGCAGGTAGGTCAGCGCAGACCCGACAGCCTGCGCCTCGTTGCCTCCGCGCACGGTCGCCGTCGTCGCCAACGTGCCGCAGTCGAGCTGCCCTGAGTTGTAGAGCAAGACCGTGCGCACGCACACGCGCCCGTGCTCGTCGTTTCCGGGCATCTGCACGACGGAGATACCCTCGGCAGCGAGCGCCGGAATCACGACGTCCCGCACGGCTGCCAGCGACGCAAAACGCGAGCGAAAGTGCGGGGTACTTTGGTCCTTTGTCACGTTCGACATTGCCGCCTGGGCGCGTGCAAGCGCCGCGGCGAGTGTGTGTTCCTGTGTCATGTAATCCACCCCAGTAAAAAGCCGGCAGCACCGGCAGCGATAACGCCCCACCATAGGGCGAAAGCAAACGTCGATTCGTGGTTGTCGGTCACAACGCGCCGCCCGTTGCCGGGCCAGTCATGCTCGCCAGCACAGCCCGCCGGGCTCGCCCACGGTTGCAGCTGTCGGCGTGGTCGCGCTCTTCGATGACAGGGCGCGAGCAGTGCGGGCACACGTCCGTCTCAACGGGCTCGTCAGCTTCGGCGGCAAGCAGCGTAAAGCAGCGCAGGCACACAAGGCGCCAGTCGTGCACGTCGCCGTGAGCAAGGTGCGCCTCGCGCAGGTTGCGCCGGAACCAGCCGCAACCGTCGCAGATTCCATGCACGGTCAGCGACTCATTGTGGGGATTGTGGGAATTGTGGGGGCCGGTCATGCGTCACCCCCGATGCCATCGACGCCGAGGTCTTTAGCTACGGCGCTTGCAAGGTCGCGCTGCCGTAGTTGCTCGCGATGTCGCAACCATGCCTCAAAGGCGCGCGCCTCTTGCTCGTCGCAGAGCAGCACCAGGCGCCCGTCACGCACGACGGCGTGCTTGCCGTCAACCTTGTACGTCCCATCAGTCACTGCCAAATCCTCCCCGTGTCTCCGCAGCCGTCGCAGCCCTGCCCGCGACCGTCGCAGGCCGGGCATGTGTGCCAGCCGGAAAGGCTAGCTAGCTCGTCGAGCTCAGCTTCGCGCGCCGCTTCCTCGTCGTAGCTGTCGTGCAGGCTCACGACCTGAGCGGCAGCGTCGAAGGCTGCGCGCTGGACCCATTCCGACTCGTCGCCGGTCAGGGCGACAAGGGCACGCAGGGCGTTGACAGCCTCGCGCAACTCGACCTCGAGCTGCTGAATCAAGCGCTGCTCGACGGTGCGCGCCGTCATCGCTGGTCATCCTCGCGAGCAAGGCGCAGCATCGTTGCCTGGGCATCGCGCTCGGCGGCGCGTTGCGTGCCGGTGTACTCGATAGAGTGCATCAGGCGCCCGTTGCGCTTGATAACGGACAGCCAGACGCCGGGCATCGAGCTGGGAACGGTAACGACAGACCAACGGGGCATATCAGCGCTCCAGAGTCGCGAGCGAGTCGCGGATTAGTTGTTTCTCATGAGGCAGCGCGCGGCGCTCGAGGACAGCGAGCAGCGCTTGCGTGCGCTCGCGGTCGTCCTCGCTCATGCACGGGGCAAGCTCGAGCAGCGCGCGAAGCGCAGCGACGACCTTGTGATGTGGCCAATGGGTCACGGGCTCAACCGTTGCGCGTGAGGTAGACGAGACCTGGGTCAATGCGCGCAGCGTCGAGCGCGTCGTCGATGTCGACAAGCTCAGCGCCGTCCTGCTCGGGGTCGGCGTACAGGTTGAGGTGCCAGCCGTCAGCGTCGGCCCGCTGAATAGCGTCGGCGTAATCCTCGCCGTCGTCGGTGAAGTCGCAAAGGTTTTGGGTGATGGTCAAGGCTTGTGCGTTGCTCATGTTCGAAACCCTACGACGGGCGACGAACTACCGTCAAGCCGAAATTGCATGTTGCGCAATCAAATC